CGCCCATGGCGGGCACCTCGTGCTGGAAAGCTGCGCGCGCAACGCGACCGTGCAGGCGGACCCAGCGGGCAACCGGAAACTGTCGAAGATCAAGAGCCACGGAAGGATTGACGGCATGGTGGCCTTGGCAATGGCGATGAGCGTGGCGGGGACTTGGCAGGCGGCTACGGCTGAAGGTTCCTACCTCGACGACTCGGATCTTCTGGTCCTGTGATGTTCAGCTTTCTGCGCAAAAGCACCGCGCTGACCATCAACCAGCTGGCCGGCATGGCGGGCTGGATGGGGTGGGGGTCTGCGTCCGGCATTTCGGTCAACGAGTACACTGCGGTCGATGTGACTGCGGTGTTCTGCGCAGCTCGGGTCATCGCCGAGGGTATCGGCCAGATGCCGGTGCGCGTGGTTGAGGAAACCTTTGACGCGACTGGACTGGCCCGGCTGAAGATCCAGCGCGGGCACTGGGCGCACCGCCTGCTGGCCGTGAAGCCGAACGACTGGCAGACAAGCTACGAGTTCCGCGAGGGAATGATCTTCAACGCGGCACTGGCGAAGGGTGCCATCGCGATCAAGAACGTGGTCGGCGGTCAGGTGCGCGAGCTTCTGCCGGTGCCTTCCGGTGCCTGGTCTGTTGAGCAAAGGTCGGACTATTCGCTGCTGTTCCGGGTGGACTACAGCGACAAGACGCATGGCTATTTCACCCGCGATCAGGTGTTCTATGTTCGCGGGCCTTCGCTGAACGGGTACGAGGGTCTGTCTGCAGTTCGCCAGGCGCGGGAAGCCATCGGGCTTTCGCAGGCATTGGAGCGGCAACAGTCGAAGCTGGCGGGCAATGGCGGCAAGCCTTCGGGCGTGCTGTCCTTCGGTCAGCCTTTGAAGCCCGAGACGAAGGAAAAGCTGCGCGAGACCTGGCAGGCGAAGTTCGGCGCGGGCGGTGATGGCGGGATCGCTATCCTTGACGGTGACGCCAAGTTTCACAGCATGACGATGACCAGTGTGGACGCTCAGTACATTGAGACGCGCCGCCTGCAGATCGAAGAGATTGCCCGCGTGTTCCGGGTGCAGCCGATCATGCTGATGCAGGCCGACAAGGCCGCAACCTTTGCCAGCGCGGAACAGATGTTCCGCAACCATGTGATCCATACTCTTGGCCCGTGGGTCGAGCGGTTCGAGCAGGCCGCGAACCGCGACATCCTGTCGAATGAAACCGGCCTGCGGATCGACCTAGATGAGCGCAACCTCTTGCGCGGCGACTTCAAGGACCAGGCCGAATACTACGCCAAGGCCCTCGGGGCCGGTGGCACCCCGGCCTGGATGACGCAGAACGAAGTGCGAGCCGAGATCGGCTACAACCCGGTTGACGATGAGAGCGCAAACCGCCTGTCCGCAGGCGCCATGAACCCCGGCGCAGCGCCGGAAGGGGCACAAGATGGAGTTTAAGAACGTCTCTCTGGAATGGAAGGCCGACGACCAGGGCACCATTGAGGGCTATGGGTCGGTCTTTGACGTGGTTGACCAGGGCGGCGACATCATCGCCCCCGGTGCTTTCCGCCAGTCGCTGAACGCGGCCCGCAAAGTCAAGATGCTTTTTCAGCACGACCCGAGCGCGGTGGTCGGTGTCTGGACCAGCATGGAAGAGGATGAAAAGGGTCTGCGGGTCAGCGGCAAGATGCTGACCACAGTGCGCGCCGGGGCCGAGGCTTACGAACTGGTGAAGGCCGGCGCGATTGACGGCTTGTCGATCGGCTATCGCACGATCAAGAGCATGGACCGCAACGGCAAGCGGGTGATCATGCAGGCCGAGCTTTGGGAGGTGTCTCTGGTGACCTTCCCGATGAACGAGATGGCGCGGATCGACGCGGTAAAGGCCTCGGAAATGCCGCGCGACGAGATTGAGCGGCTTCTCACGCTTCGCGCTGGGATGTCCCGTTCGGTGGCCCGGAAGCTTCTGGCCGAAGGGTATGAAGGCATCAAGGACATGCGTGGCGCTGTCGATGGTGCGGATGAACTGGCCGATCTGCTGAGGCAGCGGGCCGCAATTTAACCGCCCTCGTGGCAACCCCGAAATAGGAGCCAATCATGGCACTGGACGACCTCAAGCCCCTCATCGAGGAGGGCAACAAGACCATTGCGGCCATTCGCGCCGAAGTGGACCAGGTGAAAGCCGCCGACGTGGTGACCGAGCAGAAGCTTGCCCGCATGGAGGCCGACCTGGCCGCCACGCTGAAAGCCAAGCAGGACGCCGAGCTGGCGACCAAGGCGCTTGAAAACCGCCTGAACGAGATCGAGACCAAGGGCAATCGCCCCGGCTCGATCGCGGCGGCGCAGGTGCAGGCCGAAGAGCTGAAGTCGGCGTTCATCGAATACATGCGCAAGGGCTCCAACGGCGGCGCTGAAGCCCGTCTGTTCGACCTGCAGCAGAAGGCGGCTGACGTTCGCACCTCGACCGGCGCTTCGGGCGGCTTTGCCCTGCCGAAGGAAATCGCGGACCAGGTCTACAAGATGATCCTCGACATCTCGCCGATCCGGTCCATCGCACGCGTCATTCAGACCGGAACGACCGACTATCACCAGGTGGTCAACCGTGGCGGTCTGGCTGCGGAGTGGGTGGGGGAAACCGGCACCCGCACGCTCGGCACCGCAACGCCTGACTTCGGCGATGTTGTCCCGACCTTCGGCGAACTTTCGGCGACCCCGGAAGCGACCCGCCACTCGATGAACGACCTGTTCTTCGATGTGGAAGCCATGCTTGTGGCCGATGGTGCGGAACGCTTTGCCATCGCTGAAGGCATCGCCTTCATCTCTGGAAACGGCACCAACCAGCCGACCGGCTTCCTGAACGGCACGCCTGTGGCCACTGCCGACGCTTCGCGCGCCTTCGGTGTTCTGCAGTACGTCGCGACCGGGCAGGCTGCTGCCCTGGCCACCAACCCCTGGGACACGCTGAAAGACATGCTCTACGGCATGAAGGCTGGCTATCGCCAGAATGCCTCCTGGGTCATGAACAGCCTGCTCTTGGCTGCACACGCCAAGATCAAGGACTCGACCGGCCAGTATCTGCTGACCCCGGCCGTGCGCGAAGGCGACCCGGACACCATCCTGGGCAAGCGCATCGTCGTGGCCGAGGACATGCCGGCTGTGGGCGCGGGCAACTTCCCGATTGCTCTTGGCGACTTCTCGCGTGGCTACCTCATCGCCGACATTCCCGGCATGTGGATGGTCCGTGACGAGATCACCAAGGTCGGCTGGGTCCGCTTCCCGATGGCCAAGCGCGTCGGCGGCAAGGTGCTGGACTCGAACGCGATCAAGCTGCTTAAAGTCGCGGCTTCCTGATCGGAATTGTCAGAGGGGGCGGCGCGGGTCGCCCCCTTCACCATTCCGATGGGGCAAGCATCATGAGACTGTTCAGGACCGTTGCCCCGGCCACCGGGGTCATCACCCTTGCCGACGCGCGCAATCACCTGCGGGTCACAAGCGGCGACGAAGATACTGTCATCCAGGGCTTCATCGAAGCGGCGTCGGCCTACCTAGACGCGCGCGACGGTGTTCTGGGCGAGGCGCTTGTGACCCAGACGTGGCGTCTGGCGATGGACCTGCCCGACGCGGTGACCTTGCCGCTTGGGCCGGTGCAGTCGATCACCGCGATCCAATACATCGACGCGGCCGGCGTGACGCAGACCTACAGCGCGGCCAACTATCGGCTGGTGGGGCAGGCGGTCGAGCTGGTCGAGGGCGCTGTCTGGCCGACAGTTGCAGATCGGCAGGAAGCGTTCTGGATCGACTTCGTGGCGGGCTACGGCACCGCTGTGCAGATCCCGGCCACTGTGAAGGCGGCGGCACTGATGATGATCGGGGAAATGTACGACGCCCGCGCGATGGGTGCCGAGCAGCCGACATCTGACGCTTTCAAGATGCTGCTGGCCGCGTCGCGGTCGGAACGTGGGCTGTTCTGATGCGCGCCCATATCGGCGCCATGGACCAGCGGATCACGCTGCAGCGGATCGTCCGCACGGCGGATGGTGCGGGCGGGATTACCGAAGCCTGGGCGGACTTCGCTGACAACCCGACGATCTGGGCCAACGTCGTCGCCAAGGCGGGCAGCGAGAGCATGATCGAGGGCCGCATGACAGCGACCTTCACCGTCCTCTTCACGATCCACAATCGGCGCGACATCGATCCGCGCGACCGGATCATCTGGCAGGGCGTGGCCTACAACATCCGGGGCATCCGGGACATGGGCGGGCGCGAGCTGCGCCTGGTGATCGAAGCCGAGCGCGGGGTCGCGCAATGAACTTCGAGATCAAGATCAACGGGATTGATGAGGTCAACCGCGCGCTGACCGAGGTCGGTCCGAGGGAAGGCCGCAACCTGATCCGGGCCACGGTGCAGGACATCGCCTCGCAGCTGGCGAAGTCGGCCAAGGAGTACGCGCCGACCGATGAGGGCGCACTTCGGGCTGGCATCAAGGCGAAGCGCGACAAGACCTCGCGCAACACCGTGTCCAGCTCGGTGCGGGTCTTCGGTGCCTTCTACTGGCGGTTCCTGGAATATGGCGACGGGCCCGACGGCGTAGAGCACGCCTTTTTTCTGAAGGCGCTGCAGGAAATGCGGCCGAACATGGACCGGGTCTACATGGACGCCTTTGCCAAGAAGCTGACAGCGCGGATGAAGCGCGAAATGAAGCGGCGGGGCTGAGATGGGCGCAGAGGTCACGGTCCAGAAAGCGATCTACGACGCCCTGATCGCCATCCCGCTGCGGGTCTATGACGCCGCGCCGCAGGATGCCGATGGGGGCAGCACCGCGATGTTTCCCTATGTCGAGATCGGGTTCATCGCCTTTTCGGAAATGGACGACAAGGCGGTCAACGGCTTCGAGTTCGTGGCCCGGATCCACAGCCGCAGCCGGTCTGGCTCGATGATGGAAGCGAAAGAGATGCAGGGCCAGATCTACGCGGCGCTGCACCATGCCGAGCTTCCGATGGCCGGGCAGCGGCTGGTTCTTCTGCGGCGGGAAACGAGCATCGTTGAGCGGGCACCCGACCGAAGCTTTCACGGCGTCTGCGAGTTTCGCGGGCAAATCGAGGCAACCT